ATTCTCAATAAGGGTAATAATGATAATGATTCGTATCAATTAGTTGCCCCTTTATGTCCTTATAAATGTGCCGAGACCTTGTGATTATACCCATTTAAATACCTCAGGGTCTTGTGATCTTTGCCCGCAGGCTATCAGATCTCTCCCGAAATGTCAAGACCCCAAAGATCATAAAACCCACACATCCTCCCCACAAAACATAAGGACTCCAAATAAATACCCACACCCTATTGACATCGACTCTGAGAAGTCTTATAGTACTCTCATAACCACAGGAGAACACTTATGTCAGTTGCATTCACTCAGGCACAGAAGGTTCGTTACCGTGTCACCCTAGATCTTGAGGTCTTCGAAGACTTCGACCCGCATCAAATGGACTGGGAGAAACTCTTCAAGCTAGAACCTGCTGAGAAGTGCTCTGCGTATGTGGAAGACCTTAGCACACCTGATCGTTGGTGATTTGGTGCCTTATGATACAGAAATAAGGGTTTGAGTTTTGATAGCATAACCCCCCATAAATACCCCCAGTTATGCTATCAAAACTATGAGACCCCTTAAGTATAAAGATCTAGGTCCTGGAGTGATGATTCGGGTGCCAGAAAGTGTCACCACAGTTCTACCACAACTGCAAGACCTTATGCAACAGTTAGAGGAGAACGGTGAGGATAGTCGTGAGGTCATATTGCAGGTCTTAAGTGATATCAGTGATCGAGTGACTAACTGAAACATGGAGCCTCGAAAGTGTCCCTATAGTGTAAGGATCACCCAACTCCACTAAATGACTGCCACTCTCGAAACTACCTACAACGGTTATGCTAACTACGAGACCTGGAACGTATCACTGTGGATTCAGAATGATGAGAGTCTTTATGATGCTGCTCGTCGCTGCACTAACTATCAGGAACTCGTGAGTCTTCTGTATGATTGTGGTTCCACAGAGACCCCTGATGGTGTTAAGTGGGACGATGCAAAGATCGACGGACTTGAGATCAACGAGATGCTCCAAGATCTCTGAGTTCCTGATACCTTAAGTCCTGGGCATGACTTTAAACTAACCACACACAGTTCACAACACTTTTCTTTCGTTATTATGTCCAAGTCCGTGATGCTCTCTCTGCTGGCTCAAGGTAACACTGGCAACGAGATTCTGTCCATTCTGGATGCACTCACTGCTGATAATGTTGCTGAGGTTGCTGATAGCACCTATCTGCCAATCCTGGGGCAGAGTGTTCCTACTCTGGAAGAAATTGCCTTCTGAATGTAACTAACTGTGTGCCCCTTGGTTGACACTGGGGGGCACTTATGTTAGACTCTTATTCGTATGCGTATTCGGCAGTTATTGTGCCGTTGCGGTTATGTGCCCTGCGGGCGTAACGGGGCGTATATAAGAATTTGGGTCCTTCCTAACCTACAGAGGTGACAATTCGACCTTTAAATATCACGATCATAAAAAATTCCCGGAAGTATGAGAAGACGTAAAAACCCTTATTGGAACTTCTGGAAGGTTGTCTTTGCGGGATGGTTAATAAGATATCCACGGCAGTGCTTTACGATCTTCGGAGGCACTGTCGGTTTTTTGTTTGTGTTGATATATAATGCTGTGAGATAAAAAAATTCCCGGAAAAATTTTATGACCACAGAAGTCCGCCCATGGGGGTTATTTGAAAACTTATTAGAGGAGATTGATTATAAGGTAAAGAGAATTATTATTTCACCAAATCAATCAATATCACTCCAATATCATTTCCATAGGGAAGAGTATTGGATAGTTGTTGAAGGTGATGGAGAACTGACTCATGAGGATACTGTAAGAACTGTAGAAGTTGGTGATAGTGTTTTTATTGGTAAGGAAGATCTACATCGTCTCAAGGCTGGTAAGAATGGTATCACAATCATCGAGACACAGATTGGTTTATGTGATGAGGAAGATATTGTAAGGTTAGAAGATCATTACGGGAGAGTAGAGTGATGGAAAAGATTTATCACATATACGCAAAGGATCGTTGTTTATTTCATTCAATCAAAGAGGATGAGTTTGAGATTACTTGGAATACCTTGAAGAATATGGTAGGTATTATGAAGACTGATTATGAGATTGATGATTTATCTTATGAGGAACTTATGGTGAACCGGAAAATCTCACTTGATAGTTCGTATTGACAAGAGCATATATAGACTGTTAAAATTGATCTGAAGGTTATTTTTTCTTATGGCAAAAGGATTTACTTTGAAGGCTAATGCACCAAAACCCAAAGAGGCAGAATGGGATTATGATGCGATTAAGGAACGTATGAAAGGCAAATCAATTGTCTTTTGTCTTCCTGGTCGTGGGTGCTCATTTACTTTTCTGAAGGCATTTGTACAACTTTGTTTTGATCTTGTTCAAAATGGAATGAGTATTCAGATTTCTCAAGACTATTCATCCATGGTTAACTTTGCTCGTTGTAAAGTACTTGGAGCAAATGTATTGCGTGGTCCTAAGCAGATTCCTTGGGACGGTAAATTGGAATATGATTATCAATTGTGGATTGATAGTGATATTGTGTTTAATACCGAAAAGTTCTGGCAACTTTGTGATATGGCACTTCCAGAAGAAGGTGAAGAGAAAGAGATCGTTGCTGGATGGTATGCAACTGAAGATGGTCACACTACCTCTGTTGCACACTGGTTGGAAGAAGATGACTTCCGTAAGAATGGTGGAGTCATGAATCATGAGAACGTAGAAGGTATCTCGAAACGTCGTAAGCCTTTTACTGTTGATTACACTGGTTTTGGTTGGGTCCTGATCAAGAAAGGTGTCTTTGAGAATCTTGAGTATCCTTGGTTCGCGCCTAAGATGCAAGTCTTTGAATCTGGTGCAGTTCAAGATATGTGTGGTGAAGACGTTTCATTCTGTCTGGATGCAAAAGAAGCTGGTTATGAAATCTGGTGTGATCCTCGTATTCGTGTGGGGCATGAAAAAACTCGTGTGATCTAATGGCATTTAATATCTTATACAAAGGACGTAAGATATATCAGAACCTCAGTCATGAAGAATGTGCTGAGGTTCTTGACGAACTCTCCTCTAAGTATTATACTGATGAGGATTTTGATATTGAACAACTCGAACTGGAGGAAATCTAATGGCACTGAATAATAAGACTATCTTTGAAAAGGGAGCACCAAAGAAGACACGTCAAGGCCGTTCTCCCCGGACTCTTCTCTCTCCAACATCTCGTAATGGTCGTAAGAAGAAGTATCGGGGACAAGGTAAGTAATGTATCACTTAGATCCACAAGATGAATGGAATTCAATACATCCCGATGATCTGTGGGTCTACAACAAACTCTTTTTAAATCAACGTTTAAGGCATCTCTGTGGACCTACAGGGGTGCCTGTTCCATATTCGGGATACTATATCGTCCGACCAAGTATTAACTTACTTGGTATGGGGCGATTTTCTCGTAAGGAGTGGATTTATCAGAGTACTGATAGATTTCACCCATCAGAATTTTGGTGTGAGATGTTCTATGGAGATCATTATAGTGTAGACTATCACAACAAAAAGTCAGAATTAGTAGTTTTAGGTGAAAGGGATGAGGAAGATCCTTTTTACAGATGGAAGAAATGGAGTAAAATTGAAGCTGAGGTTCCATTTCCTGCTCTATTAAATAGTTTGAAAGGTGATTATGAGTGGATTAATTGCGAATTTATTGGAAATCGACTTATAGAGGTTCATTTTAGAAGAAATCCAGACTTTAGATACGGAAATACAGTTGCAATTCCTGTCTGGAAAGACGAAAAAATAGAAAATATTGAAAATTTTAGGTTTATTGAGGATGAAGATTACTTGAGAAGAGGTTTTTATATCGATTAACGGGATAGCAACCCCGTAAAAAGTTCTGATTTTACAAATCAGGAGAGAAAAAATGGGAAAACCAGCAGATCGTGACTCCAACTACATGTATGAACTATGGGGAACCACGAATTTAACCTCAGATTATGGTATTTTTGAGAAAATTCAAGACAAAAAGATGCTTAGAGAGATCAGTAATGATGATCTGACTCCCAAAAAGCATGATTTTGCGATTCAAAATGAACTTCATGCAAAAATTCGTAATGATGAAGATTATGATGACTGGGAGTATGGGACCGAACCACTATACGAATCAAAAAACGGTGATAAATAAGGTAGATTTATAATATTTTCATGCCTGTAGAACGGCTAAGTAGAGGTTTTAAAGATCTTAGCATGTCATTTCAGGTTAACCCCCTGAATAATGACTTAATTTCGATTACAAACGAGACTGCTATAGCACGTTCGGTCAGAAATCTCATCTTTACTCTTCCTGGAGAAAGATTCTTTAACCAAAATTTGGGTTCAAGGGTATCTAAAGTTCTCTTTGAGAACATGGATGAGATTTCTGCTTCTGTAATTAAGGATGAGATTGAAAATACAATTCGTAATTATGAACCAAGAGTAGATTTAATATCAGTAGATGTCTCTCCAGACTATGATAATAACGAATTTAATGTGACTATCAATTATTATATCGTCGGAATTGATGTTCTTCCGCAACAATTATCATTCGCACTACAGCCAACACGATAAT